GATTGCTGTCTACTCTGATTTTGACAGGCCCGTCAGTGGGCAATAACTCTGCCCGCGCATTCGCCTGAAAGCGCAATACGGATTCCAACAGGAGCGGGTGGCGGATACGGGACATTCCCTCAACAGGCGCGCCATCAGCTGTACCTTGCTGGCCCGGAATTTCAATCTTAAGGCCCAGTAATCGTAAACCCTGAGCGCGGTCCTCAATCCATTCTTTGCGGGAATCAATGTCTTCTTCAATGCCTTTAATAAGTTGGTGGGCAATTTCAGCCAAAACACTGTCGTCAATTTCTTCAGCCAAGTTGGCGTACCAACCTTCCGCTTTTTTCTTGTCAACAGACTTAATAGGACGCCCGTCAAGGGAAACGCTAATAGAACCGTCCCCGTGGTCAATACGGAGAACATTGCCATCAACGTCCAACTCTGGTTGGTCAGCATCTGACTCTGCATCCATCACTACAATAGTATCTTGGCCCTCGCCAAGGGGCAAATCTTGTTGATCTTGATCAAGGCGTATGTTTGGGACAAGTCCGGGCGTCAGTGCCATGTGCGGTTTCCTGTTGGAATATTCCGCACACTATAGGCTAATTATGCTTTATTCGCAAATGCCTCGTCGTCTTCCTTGTCATCATAATCAAGGTCTGGTTTTTCCAGTGCCTCAATCATCCGAAGCAATTCAAGCCTTAATTCATCTTTTGTGTCGCCCCAAGGCTTGACGGGATTGGATGTCATGCCTTGAACATTGCCGTTATTGTCGTAAAAAACCTCGTGAATGGCAAACCCAACATCTGGGTCACCAAACAAATTGCGGGTTTCATACTTAACTACCCGGTGATTCCATGTCATCATTTTGCGTCCTTTCCAAAGACGCTTGTCTATTTACACGATATGCAAATCGCCGTCAAGTGAGCCAGCTAATGCTTGTATAAAACTTACCGCGACTTGCCTTTTGAGACGGTATTCGTGGTATTTATTGTCTATAATCATAACAATTTTGATATATCCGTCACCTAAGTCTTTGGTAACAACGGAGTTAATTGTCTTAAGGTCGTCACTCATATGCCAATCAACCCGCAGTAGCCGTAGTCGTCACTGTATATGGTATCTAATTCATCTTCTTCGTAGTAACTGGCCCACCGCCACGCGGCGCAATATTCTGAAACGCATGGCTTGCCAAGGATTTGCCCGTCAATAACGACTTCTCTGCCGGGTATGCCATTTCCTCTTCCAAAGGGACAAATCACCTTGGACATTTCCTCTGGCGTCATAAAGTGGGGGTTGTCGGCCATTTAATTGCCCCCCTGAAACAAAAAACCCACTGGCTCGCCCGTCTCATCGTCTAATACTTCCAACTCAAACACGCGGTCCGTTGGGATGTAGGCAATAAGCATGCTTTCAGGAAACGGGTCGTCTTCAGTTCTGGGCACGTTGTTATAAAAAGCAATTCTGCCCTCATAAACGCTGCACGAGTCAGCCTTGACTGTCTTGTGAGTGTGGCCGGAGTGATCATATGGATTGAGTGTTATTGACCAAGTATGCTTAGGCATTGTACTCTCCTTTGGTTAATTTTTTACATAACATGCAATTAGACTGGATACAATGGTTGGTTTTCCCTACTTCCCCCAAACATATTATTCCCAGCAAGTTCAGCGGTACGCTCAGCGCCACGCTGAAGCATTCCTGTCCCGCGCAGCCAATTTAATGCCTGCGTTACCGTGTCGTGTAAGTCATCATGTTTTCCCTTGGGAAATGTGGCACATTGAGCCACAACCATCTCGGCCCACACGCGAAACACCTCGCCGGATGGGTCGGTCGGGGCCACTATCATCCCCTCAGAAAACAGATGTTGGACCGAATAAGTTCTGGCGACCTTATCCATTCCCTTCGGATCAATCAGCCTGACGCCGTAATTTTCGTAGCCAAATAACCGACGCATTTCCTGACTGACGGAAATACCTGACGCCTTGTTTTCAATCAGCAAAAAGTCAATTTTCCATTCCTTGGCTGACGCGCCAATCTTTTGCACCAACTCATGCAATTCCATGCGCCCTTGCCATGCGTGCATGAGAATAGCCTTGGGTACATCCGCCTCACGGTCTTCCGCTGAAATACGCTGCCAGCTTCCCGTCATGTCGCCGCCAATGACGCCAGATGTTGTACCCGAATCACGGTACACGCCCCATATGGTGCAGGCGGAAAAGTCGCCCTCAAATTCTTTGGCGCCAAATGCCGTGTCAACGGACGCTATGACTATTTCTAAATTGTGTGGAAACTTTTCCTTAGTCCACTCGCCCCACCATTCGCGTTTAATAATACCACCACCCGCTGGCTCTGGCCGTTGCTGTAGCTGTCCGGCTGTCGCGTATGGTCCAAGTGTCTTCTCCAGAAGGGTAACTTCGGTATCTCCAAATCGTTCAGGCCATAAGAGTTGACCCTCTTCAACCCTTTCATCAGTCCAGACAACTGGTTGGCCGTCATTAAATTCTGCGGGGACAAGTACATTGTAGGTTCTCCGTGCTGCTTCAAACCTCATTGGCAAACACAAGTGAGTCCACTCGCCAATGTCTTTGGAAAGAATATGCCCCGTAACATCCGACTCTGACAAGCGTTGTTGAATAACTATTTTTACGCCCTTCTTTGGGTCATTGAGTCGGGTTGACCACGCCATGTCCCACCACTCAAGCGTGGACGCAATAATTGCCTCGGAATTAGCTTCCTGAGCGTTATTGGGATCGTCCGCAATAAGATAATTACCGCCAAGACCCGTCGTGGCTGATCCAACCGACACCGTGTTGCGTATACCGTTCTTATCATTCTGAAAGCGCGTCTTCGTATTCTGGTCGCCTACAAGCTTAAACCTATCGCCCCACAGTGTTTGGTACCACTTGCTTTCAATGAGGCGCCTGCACTTTACAGAATCTTGCACGGATAAATTCATTGCATATGAGCTATGCAAAAATTGCATACCGGGTCCAGAAGTTGGCGATGAAAGGCTTTGACTCCACACCCAAGCTGGAAACATAGTCCCAGTAATAGTTGACTTTGAGAATCTAGGCGGCACGTTAATGATTAAATTCCTAATATAACCATCAGCACAAGCCTGTAAATGCTCGCATATAGCCTGCAAAGCAAAACCGCCCTCGGCAAAGGGCGCGGAGTCAATCTCACGCCACGCCCTCTGAGTAAAATTATACAAGCTTTCCTCGTAGTTAGCCGCCTTCAGCTTCCTACGCAGGATTCTTGCCTCGCCTTCAGATAGATTATTTACGTCAAATGTCATGGAAACAGTTTACGCCCCATGAAAAACTATATCAAGCGGCGGCGTCTACAACCTTTTTGGGTCTCATTTCCTTTAGCCGCTTTAATGCGCTGTCAGGGTAGGCGCGACTAATGTGCATGATGGAACCAAGTTGCTCCACCTTCCTGCGCCTGTCTATGTATTTGCTTAAGTCGTGGCTAATCAAGTCTTGCTCAATGTCACGCATAACCCCAACAGTTCTGTTAATAGTTGACGTAACAGACTGGTAGTCTGTCTCCTCCGCATAAGACGCCTTGATAAGGTTTTCAGCCGCCTTTTCCGCCCGTGTCTGGGGAATGCCAATCTCTTTTGGCTTTGGGCGCATATTAAATTCGTCCAAGTAAGCCATTACAAGGTCGTTAAGAACTACTACGGCCTCAACGCCGACTAATTGTTGGGAAGTTTTGTTAGTATGCATATCCATTCGTCCTTGCCAATTTTGTGTCTTGTGTGGGATTTGCTGTCAGAATCACGGCAGCGGCCATTATCTGTAGATTGTATTATTCTTCCTTCTTGTCTTTTGCCGACGTAAATTGTTTTGTCAACGACACGACATTGCTCATACCGTACCCAAGGGATTCCGGTCCAGTCAACGGCAAGGTAGTCGCAGGGTACGTCCATTCAACCATTTTAACAGCCTTTTCCAAAGCTGCATTGGCTATGTCCTTGCTGTCGGCATTATATTGCGCGTGTGTTATTTTGGACAACGCCTCGTGCATTTGTCTGGCCTGATCCATCATTTCATGGATAAAGTCCGCCACATGGTCAAGTTTGGCGTAACGACAATCCAAGCAATAATCCCAATAATCAGGCCAGCGTTTCGTCATTGTCCCCGCCCAACAATTCGCGCATGTCTAACCAAAGTTCCACAAACTTGTCGCGCAAGTTTTCGTAGTGCCGTATTTCTTCAAACCGCTCGTCAAGCAAATCTGCCGCTGCCCATTCAAGCGTTGTTTCCTTGGGCCACGTTGAAATGCCCGTCTTGGGGTTGCGCTCGTTGTTTTCACACTCTTCAGCTTGTTTGCGCAATCCCTCAATAATTTCATTGGGGAATACATAGCGCGGGGGCTTTGGTTTGAAGCTTCCGCTTGCGACGGCTTCTTTAGCTTGTTCCAAAAGCCACGAATCATACCAGTCTTGAATCTTACCCATTGTTTTCATCCTTCTCTAAAAATACGGGAGTACCCGGCCCAACATATGCGCCAAGAACACAATACTCCATCCACTCAAGCGCCTCGTCATGGTCCATGCCGTCACGAGTCATTAAAATATCAACGCACTTATCATAGTCATAAATAGCAAGGTCTTGGTTAAATTGTCGCCCAATGCCTATTAAAGCTTCCTCAAATCCATCAGCTAAATATGCGGGGACATCCATCACTCACCCTCCTTTGGCGGCTCCGGTAATGGCATCCAATGGGTAGGGTTCCCAACAATTGGTGTGTTTGTCATATCCAAGCACCAACCATCAAGCCACCAAACAAGCATGATATGGATTGCCACTTCACCGGGGACGGCAACAAGAATAAATGTTCCATCCTTTGGCGCTGTTTCTATTGGTTGCCATCCATTATATTGACGCAGACTAATGGGCATTACACCCAAGTAGTTAGACACTTCTTCAAGTTTAAGTTGCGCGTTTCTAATGCCGGGCAAAAGCAAATCAGCCAAACGGTTCAAATCAGTCATGACCGCACCATCCCGCAATATCCGTGGGTTGTGCTATACCGCTTTTCCCATCCCAATGTGAACCAACCTTTAGAACCATTATCGGGCGTTGCGTCGTCCCATTGGCCTTCTTTTAATTGCGGGTCGTTAATTTCTGCCCCCCGCCAAGCCATGCAATTTGGGCCAGAACAATACCTGTCACTTGGAACAACAACACAATCTTTTTCAAAAGCCTGCTCAGGCGTCACATAGTGTGGGTTGTCAGTCGTATTTTGGTTTATTGTCATCGTCATTCTCGTTGATTGATATGGTTAAGTTTGTTATCTGTGAGTAGGCAAATATTATGGCTTCCATTTTATCTATTTGCGCAATTGATTGGGCGCATTCACGCTCAAGCATTTCTACTCTGTCTTTTAATAAGTCAACGTAGCGCATTATTGGATCGTCACTCATTGCACTGGTGCCTCTGGTTGGCCTTTGCTTTCCATAATAACAGATGAGAATACCATAGCGGCCTTGCTGCGTTCTGGTTCATCTAACTGGTCCAAAACTGTTGCAGTAAATGTTGACAGGATGTGCAGGATGGTTCCTATGCTCATGCCGTCAACAGCCGCGCCAATGGCATCATATGCCGCAATGTGGCGTTCGTGCTTTTTCTTTTCCATGTGTTCGTTAAGGTCTATTGTCATGTTAGTCTCCGTTGTTGTGTAATTTGCATAGCGTGTAAAATATCACAGGTCAAGTAC